ACATCCAGAAAGATCAATAAAATTTGTAGAAGTTGATAATTATATGGGTGAAGGAAGTAGTTTACTCTATTCTATCTCTTTGACACAAGAGTTTTTACAGTGCCCATTCATATTTCACGCTTGTGATACAATTCTGCCACAGAATTATGCAAAAGATATTGATTTTACAACAAATTGGTCAGTTGGTGGTATAGGAAGTAACAGTCAAGCATACAGAACACTTAATTGTGTGAATGATCGTATTGCTTCTATCAATGAAAAAGGTGAGCAAAACTTTGATTATGTCTATGTTGGTGTATCTGGTATTAAAGACTACCAAGTATTTTGGAATCATTGTAATTCTATCGTAAAATCGATTAAAACAAGCGATTTGAGTGATTGCCATATCATTAGGAAGATGAATGACTTCCGTGTTATAGAGGCAAATGAGTGGTATGACATGGGTAATGTTGATTCATTGAAGAAAACCAGAGAAAAGATCAAAGGAACTATTAATGTATTAGACAAAGAGGATGAAAATATCTTCATTGTTAACAAACATGTGATTAAATTCTTTGAAAATAAGAAAATATGCTCTGATAGGGTTGCTAGAACAGATAATCTAAAGCGTTTAGTTCCTCCAATACTTGAAAGTACTGAAAACTTCTACAAATACAAGTATGTTGAAGGGCATTTACTTGCTGACGGCATCAATTTAGAAGATTTTAAGCATCTATTGGTTTGGGCAACGGGTAATCTATGGAAAAGTAAGAAAGATTCATCATTTAAAAATAACGCACTATCCTTTTATAGGGACAAGACAATCTTAAGAGTGGATAAGTTCCTTGATAAGTACAATCTTATCGATAAAAGTGATATTATTAATGGAATCGAAGTACCTTCTATCAGTTCTATGTTGGAAATTGTCAATTTTGATGAAATTATGGGTAAAGAACCTACTGGGTTTCATGGAGATTTTATTTTAGACAACATTTTACAAAAAGATGATGAATTTACACTCATTGATTGGAGACAAGACTTCAATGGGAGTATTGATGCAGGTGATATGAGGTATGATCTTGCAAAATTGAACCATAATTTAGTGTTGAATCATAAAGTTTTGGCAAAAAGTCTCTATGCAGTAGAAATTTCTGATAATATTGAGTGTGATGTGTTTGTTAAGAAGTCATTTATGGATTGCAAGGAGATTTTACATAATTTTTGTGAAGAATACTTGGGAACTAACTTTAAAAACATTGAAATATTGACTGCTATCATATGGATTAATATGTCTCCTCTACATGAATATCCACTTGATATGTTTTTATACTATTTTGGCAAATATAATTTACATTTGAGCCTTAGTAAATGAAATTTCCAAAGTATTACATTGGTCCAATGAGTAAAAATGTAGTTGATTGTATTATTGATCACAGTCAACAACATTCTGTTGGGTTTATACCCTCTAGAAGGCAAGTCGATTACAATGGTGGTTATGTTAATGGTTGGACAACCGAATCTTTTACTGATTATGTAAGAAAAAGGAGTTCATCTCCTCTTCTTTGTAGGGATCATGGTGGAGAAAATCAAGGTCAGGTTGAAGATGATGGTATAAAGTCATTTAAAGAGGACTGTACTCGTTTTGATTTGATTCATATTGACCCATTTAGGGTATGTAAGGATGTAAACTCTGCTTCTAAGGTTACAAAAGAGGTAATAAAGACTCTTTTTGAGATTAATCCCAAAATAATGTATGAAGTAGGTACAGAAGAGGCTATTTTTAAGTATCAACCAGAAGATTTAAAGAATTTTCTTAATTATCTACAAACTTCATTAACACCAAAACAATTTGCACAGATAAAATATGCAGTTGTTCAGTCTGGAACTGGTTTAGATTTATCAACAAGAACAAATACTGGTAATTTTAGTAAAAGAAGACTTAGTAAGTTTATAAAAGTAGTAAAAGAATTTAATTTGATGAGTAAAGAGCATAATGGAGATTATCTAATTGATTCTTTTGATGTTGAACTAAGATTTGATACTGGATTAGATGCCATTAATATTGCACCAGAATTTGGGCAAATTGAATCGGAATATTATTTGGAACAATGTAAGAGCGATAAAGAACTATTTGAAACTCTTTATCAGATATGTTATACTTCAGGCAAATGGAAAAAATGGGTAAGAAATTTTGATAGAATATCAAGAGATCAGTTAATTATGACTTCTTGTCATTACATACTATCAAATAAAGATTTTATTCAAAAAATAAAATCAAATTTTCCTAATTCTGATACATTAATTAAAAAAAGAATTAATTCTAAGTTAAAATTGTTAAATGAGCAAACAAAAAGTTATTGCATTTGATTTGGATGATGTAATTTGTTATCGTCCCACTGAATATGAGCATTATGGACCTGATAAGTATGATTACTGTAAACCATACCCAAAAGTAATTGATATAGTAAATTCATTATATAAAGATAATTACATTAAAATCTATACAGCAAGAGGAATGTCACAATTTAATGGTGATGTTGAAAAAATCTATGATATGCTGTATAATAAAACTATAAAACAATTAGATTCTTGGGGTGTAAAGTTTCACCAACTTATTATGGGAAAAACGCATTATGATGTATTAATTGATGATAAGGCACTTAACTCATATAATATAAAAGAATCAACTATCAATAAATTTCTAATGGAGGGAATGAATGGCTAAAGTAAAAGCAGGTGCATTAGGCACTGCTGATTATATTGAAGCAATACCTAAAAAAACCAGTCAAGGTATGGGTAAGCATACAAAATATTCTGCTACTTCACGCAATCGTGCTAAAAAACGGTACAGAGGACAAGGTAAATAACTCAAAAACGCCCACTAGGGCGTTTTTTAATGTAAATACAAAAAACCCTCATAAATAAACAAAGGAAATAGTATACAAATACCTATTCAATGGCACAGAATCGTTTATCAAGAGGATTTAAAGACATAAGTCTATCTTTTGGACCACATCCAGTCACAAAAGATCTTCCTGTTTTGTTGAATGAACGTGCCATAACAAGATCCGTAAGAAATTTGGTGGAGACTATTCCATCAGAAAGATTTTTCGATTCCCTTATAGGTAGTGATATTCGTGGCAGTTTATTTGAAAACTTTTCGCCAGCAATAAATGTTATTATTTCAGATCAAATAAAAGAATCAATATCAAATTATGAACCAAGAGTTGATAATGTTGAAGTTGAAGTAGATTCAACACCAGACTTAAATACTCTTGAGGTAACGGTTCTGTTTGATATTGTAGGTGAAGAGTTTCCTACACAATCATTTACTTTCTTGTTAGAACCCACTAGGTAATATGCCCTTTACACAGTTTACAAATCTAGACTTTGATCAAATAAAAGTACAGATTAAAGATCATCTTCAAGCAAATTCCAATTTCAAGGATTTTGATTATGAAGGTTCTAATTTGGCGGTTATTATTGATCTGTTAGCATATAATACTTACATTAACTCATTTAATGCAAATTTACTTGCAAATGAATCTTTCTTAGATTCTGCAACTATAAGAGAAAATGTAGTATCACTTGCACGTAATATTGGATATGTTCCAAGATCAAAAACTTCTGCAGTAGCAACAATTAAATTAGGTGATGTAGAAATAAATGATAATATTCTTACTCCTAGTGTACCATTTATCGAATTAAGGCCAGGTTTAGTATGTGTAGGATCTATAAACAATACAACATATAGATTTTCAATTCCAGATGAAGTGACTTCATCTAGGATAGTTACAAAAGAAGTTAATGGTGTAAAGAAGCGGTTTGCTCAGTTTGATGATAATATTTCAATCTATGAGGGAACTTTATTACAAAGACTGTTTAAAGTTGATACTAGTAAAGATCAAAGATTCATTATAGATTCACCAAATATAGACAGTTCAACGATTAGAACCTATGTATCTGGTGTTAGTGATGCTGGTAAAGGTAGAAAGTATTCTGTAGTTGATAATATTCTTAAGTTAGATAAAAATTCCGAAATTTATTTAATTCAAGAAGTACAAGATGAAAAATATGAATTGTTATTTGGTGATGGATTATTTGGTAAGAAGTTAGAAAATAATTCTGATATAGTGGTAAGTTATATTGTTACTGATGGTGAAACTGGAAATGGACCTTCTGAGTTTAGTTTCCAAGGAACATTTATGAATCATAATGGTGTATTATTACAACCAAGTGATAATGTTACCGTAACAACTATTCAACGTGCTTCTAACGGTGCTGAAGTAGAGGACTTATCATCTATTAAGTATTTTGCACCTAGATTGTATTCGGCTCAATACAGGGCGGTTACACCAAGAGATTATGAGGCAATAATCGAAACAATTTATCCTAAAACCGAATCTGTTGCTGTTGTTGGTGGTGAAGAATTAGATCCACCACAGTTTGGTAAAGTTCAAATTAGTATCAAACCAAAAAATGGTACATATGTATCTGATTTTGATAAACAACAGATTAAGAATAAATTAAAAAATTATGCAATTGCTGGAATTAATTCAGAAATTGTAGATCTTAAAATACTCTTTGTTGAAATTGATTCAACAGTTTATTATAACTCAACTCAAGTTGCAGATGCATCTACATTAAGAACCACTGTTATTAATTCATTACAACAATATGCAAACAATGTTGAAATTAATAAGTTTGGTGGTAGATTCAAATATAGTAAAATGAATCAATTGATTGATAGAGTTGATAATGCAATTACTTCTAATATCACTAAAGTTATAATAAGAAGAGATTTAAAGGCATTATTAAATCAATTTGCACAATACGAATTATGTTTTGGTAATAAATTTAATATTAATCCAGCAGGATTTAACATTAAGAGTACTGGATTTACAGTTTCTGGAGAAACTAATACAGTTTATTTTACAGACGTTCCCAATAAAGACGGGAATGGTAATCTAGATGGATCTCATAAAGGAACTTTGAGTATTGTATATCAAAATACTAAAGGAGATTTAAAGGTTGTTGTTAAAGATGTTGGAGTTGTTGATTATAAGAAAGGTGAAATTATTATTAATACAATTAATATTACATCAACAATGGCTGCAAATAATTTAATTGAGATTCAAGCATTCCCAGAATCAAACGATGTTGTTGGATTAAAGGATCTTTATCTTAGTTTTGATGTTTCAACTAGTAAGATAAATACGGTTAAGGACGTAATCGCTTCAGGAGAAGATGTATCAGGTGTTGTATTTACAAGAGATTATTACACATCAAGTTACTCTAACGGAGTACTAGAGAGGAAATAAAATATGGCAAAAATTGATAAGAGTATACAGGTTAATACTGTAATAAAGAATCAGTTACCTGATTTTGTGGTATCTGATTTTCCAGATGCGGTAGATTTCTTTAAACAATATTATATTTCGCAGGAATTTCAAAGTGGTCCTACTGATTTAGTAAGTAATTTTGATCAGTATTTAAAGGTAGATAATTTAGTACCTGAAGTTGTTGTTGGAACAACAACACTTTCTTCTGAAGTTGGTTTAGAAGATAAAGATATTAATGTTTCTTCAACAAAGGGATTTCCAGACCAATATGGTCTATTAAAAATTGATAATGAAATTATTTCATATACATCTAAGACTGATACTACTTTTGTAGGATGTTCTCGTGGTTTTAGTGGAATTACTGGTTATAATGTTGGAATTTCATCATCTTTGTTAGATGTTAATAAAGAAACTCTAGTTTTTGATGATACAGTTTCAGAAACACATGAAGTAAACGCTACTGTTACTAACCTTAGTGTATTATTTTTACAAGAATTTTTTAAAAAGTTAAAAAGAACATTTCTACCTGGATTTGAAGATGTATCATTTTCAAATGACCTTGATGTAGGAAATTTTATAAAAATTGCTAGATCTTTTTATCAATCAAAGGGTATTGAGGAATCTATTACAATACTTTATAAAGTATTGTTTGGTGTAGAAGCAAAAGTACTAGATTTAGAAGAGAATTTAATAAAACCATCTGGTGCAGAATTTATTCGCAGAGAAGTAGTAGTTGCTGAACAAACTAGTTTAACTGGAGATCCTGCTAATTTAATTGGGCAAACAATTTATAAATCAACTGATACAAGAACTCAAGCATCAGTTTCTGGAGTAGAAGTATTAACAAGGGATAATAAACTATATCATAAGTTATCTCTATTTGTTGGATATAGTGATAGAGATTTAATTGAAGGTACTTTTACAATACAAGGAAATACTAAAGTCTTAGAGCAGGTACCTGAGAATGGATCAACTATTTTGGTTGACTCTACTGTTGGTTTTGGTAAAACAGGAACCTTAGTAAGTGGTAGCAATATAATAAATTATACCTCAAAAACTATAAATCAGTTTTTTGGATGTGATGGAATTGTTGCAAGTATTGCTACTGCTGATAATATTAGATCTAATGAGGTTATTTTTGGATATGAGAACGGGGATTTAAATAAAAAGGTTGAACTTAGGATTACTGGAGTTCTTTCAAGTTTAGAAACTATTTCTGATATTTCTTTAGTAACAGAAAAAGAAAACATTTATGTTAAAAATGTAGGTGAAAAGATTGAAAATCCTACTGATGGTACTGCAACTTATAAAGAAATATTTGCAAATTCATGGATTTATAATACTTCTAGTAGGTATCAAGTTGAGCGAGATGGAATTAATGGATCTACCTTTACATTACCAAGTGTTATTGAATCATCCAGTTTAAAAAAGGATGATACAGTTTCCATTCTTGGAAGAAATTCTCAAACAGTTGAATCTACTGGAACTATATCCAATGTTAATACAACAATAAAACCAAATACAGTAAATATTAGCAATTCATCTTTTGCTGCAGTAACTGGAAAGTTATATGATATAAGAAGAAATCTTAAAAAAGCATCAAGTACTGGTGTTACCATAAAAACTGGTAATAATAGTATTCTGAGTGATGTATTAAATCTTTATAATGATAAAGATAGTGAAGGGTATGTAGTATCCAATTCATTACCAAATTATACTATTGTAACTGATATAATAAAAGAAGAAATTAGTGGAATTAGTACTGGTGGTAATAATCCAACATTAATAAATGAAGTTAGTCCTGGAAGATATGATACAATATCATTTGCACAAGTAACTGCTAATACACTTGCTCCTATTAAATTTGTTAAAGGTGATTCGATTATATACACTGCAGGTATTTCAACTCAACCTATAGTTGGATTAGTATCTGGTAATAGGTATTATGTTGATGTTTTAGAAAATACTGGTGGTACTAATTCTGATATTAAATTATATAATTCTAGAGGTCAGCAAGAAAGTGAAGATGCTATTATTTTACAATCAAATGGTGCTGCACAAGAACATACATTCACGTTAGAAAGACACTATAATAGAACATTAGATTCTTCATCAGTTTTAAGAAAATTTCCATTAAGACAAAACCAATTTATAGTAGGTAAAGAGGAGGTTCCAACAAACACTATTGGTGTTTTAGTTGATGGTGTTGAAATAAGAAGTTCAGTATCTGACGATAACATTTATTATGGTCCAATATCAAAATTAGATTTATTTAATAGTGGATCTGGTTATGATATTTTAAATCCACCTAAAGTAGTAATTGAAGATCCTATAGTTAGGGATAGTAACGGATTAAAGATTGGTATAGGAGAAACTGCATTAGTTGAACCAATTTTAGAAGGATCTGTTGAAGAAGTTTTTGTAGATCCTCAAGATTTTGATATTAATGAAGTAACTGATATTAGTCTTACTGGCGGTAATGGTAGTGGTTGTATCTTAGAAGCAATTACAGGACCTAGATTTAGGGAATTAGAATTTGATAGTAGAGATATATTTTTTAATGGTGGTATATCAATTGAAGATGAAACCATAACATTTAAAACACCGCATAATTTTGCAAATGGTGAAAAAGTCTTCTATAACAGTAATGGTAATACTAATATTGGAATTGGTGCATATAAAGATGTAGGTAATACTATTACAGGAACATTAGCGAATGGAGCACCTTATTATGTTAGTATAGTTAATAGTTCAACTGTTCATTTGTATAATAGTGAAAGTGATGCATTATCTGGTATTAATACTGTTGGATTATCTACTGATACAAATGCTAGTGGTGTTCATAAATTTAGAACTGTTTCTAAAAACACTATAAAAGCAGTAAAAGTTGTAAATTCTGGATCTGGTTATCAATATAGAAAATTAAATGTAAAACCATCTGGAATATCTACATCATTTGATACGATTAACTATGAAGATCATGGATTTAAAGATGGTGAATTAATCAATTATAGCCCAACTGTTGGTATTGGTAGTACATATCCTAAAGCAATAGGTGGATTAGATGCACAAAATTCATATTATATTATGAAGGTGGATGATAATTCATTCAGACTTGCTGATGCGGGTATTGGTGGAACATCAACCGTTGATTTTAATAGAGGTAAATTTGTTGGTTTACAGACAACAGGAACGGGATATCAAACATTTACATATCCAGAAGTAGTTGTATCAGCAAAAGTTTCATATGCTTCTAGTATTACTGGAGATTTTGTATTTACACCAATTATTACAGGTAAACTTACTGGATCTTATGTTTATGAGCAAGGTACAAAATATGGATCAATTACTGTAAATCATCAGAAAGATCCATCAGTAACCATACAAAATGGTAAAGATGCTGAATTAAAAGCAATTGTAAGTGGTGGTAAAATTCTTGATGTTGTTGTTACGGCTAAAGGTAAGGAATATTATTCTTTACCAAAATTAGTTATAACTGGATCTGGTAATGGTGCTGTTCTAAAACCAGTTATTAGTGATGGAAAATTACAAAGTATATTGGTAATTAATGGTGGTATTGGTTATGATGCTTCTAATACTAACGTATACGCCGATTCAAGAGGTATTAACGGATTATATGAACCAAGAGTAAGAAATTTAACAATTAACAGTACAAAGAGATTTGGAGATTATTATTTAAATCCTCAAGGAGACACTTCATTAGGATTTAATATTGTTGGATATAATCAAGATCTAGCAAATCATTATGGAGAATCTTTTACTGTTGAACAAAATGGCAATTTTAATGAACCTACAAAGCATTCTCCTATAATTGGATGGGCATATGATGGAAATCCAATTTATGGACCTTTTGGATATGCAGATCCAGATGACATTAACTCACCTGTAGGCATTATTACAAGTGGTTATGTTGCAGATTCTTCAAGAGTTCATAATAGACCAGTTGCAGCAACTGGTACGTTAGAATTTGATAATGGGTTCTTTGTTCAAGATTATTTTTACGGTGGTAATACTGATTTAGATGAGCATAATGGAAGATTTTGCAAAACTCCAGAATTTCCTAATGGAATCTATGCATATTTTGCAAGTGTAACAGTAGATAGTGGTACTATTAAACCAGCATATCCATATTTTATAGGTAAAACTTATAAATCACCATTACTTAAGGATAATCATTCATTAGATCATAATTTTGACTTTAATGATACAAATTTACTCAGAAATACTACACCTTATAAAGTTGGTGATAAATTTGCGGAAAATGATTTTATTGTCGAATCTAATGAGTTTTTACGTCAATTATCAAATGTTGAATCTGTAACTACAGGTGATGTTACTGATATTACTGTTTTAGATGGTGGATTTGGTTATAAAGTTGGCGATTTTACTAAATTTGATGATACTGATACTAATGGTAGTGGATTAAGAGCACAAGTTGATGAGATAGTTGGTATCGGTGTTTCTAGAATTGATACTCAATTAGACAGATTTGAGGATGTAACATTTGTTTGGAATAGTCCAGATGAAGTTATTGCACATCATCTTCCAAATATAGAATTAAATAATCAAGATACTGTTGCGGTTTCTGGTTTAAGTACAGTTGTTGTTAATCTTACAAATTCATTTAGTGTTGGAGTTAAAACTGATATTATTGGATTGGCAAAGACTATGTCAACTAATTCCAATTCACTTGGTGCAATAGAAGATATATTTGTTACTAAAATTCCAAATACAGTTTCTATTGGAGGATCTTTAAGAATTGCTGATGAAGTTGTTAAAGTTCTTAATATTCATGAATTAAACTCTGCAATTACAGTTAAGAGATTTGCTATAGGAATAGCACATACTTTTGGAACGAATATTGATGTATTAAATACCAAGGTTTCAATACCAGCAAAAACTGAAAATTTTGTCTCTAAAAATAATGATTTAGTATATTTTAATGGACCAAAATCAATTGGTACTGGTGTAACTGTTGGTGGTAGCGTATATATTGATCATCCTATAGGAGAGATTGAAAGAACAATATTTGCACCTACTAGAACTATATTCATACCTAATCATCCATTTAAAACTGGGCAACAAGTTAAACTAAGTAAGCATCCAAATGGATCTCAAATAAATGTTGGTAATTCCCCTACAGGAAATCAATTTGCAATCCCACAATCTGGTGCACCATATACTGATACTTTATTTGTAATTAATAAAGGAGAAAACCATATTGGTTTAATTACTACAAGAGCAGGTTTAGCAAATACGAGTGAGGGGGTATATTTCTTCTCTAATGGTGTTAATGCATTATCATCTTATAAGTTTACTGAATCTGAATATTCAATTTCATCAGATTATGTACAGGTAACTGGCGATATTGATAGAATAGTTTCTACTGTTACTACTAAGATTGGATTAGCACAAACATCTACACACGGATTAAACAATAATGATGTAGTTAAGATGAATGTTCTTCCAACAATAAGTGTTGGTATAGGAACAACTAGTGCTATTTCTGTTAATTGGAATGAGCAATATCAAAAATTATTGATAGACCCTATACAGTTTACAAATAGTTCTGTAAAGGTAAATCAATTAAATTTAACAGATCATAAGTTAAAGACAGGAGATAAAGTTTTTTATGAAGGTTCTGCTACTGGACTATCAACTGGATCATATTATGCATATAAAGTAAATGATGATTTTGTTGAATTGGGAGAAACTTATACTGATGTAACAGTAAATCCTGTAAGTACTTTAGATATTACTCAGAATACTGGTGGTAATAATCAAAGATTATCATTAATAAACCCACCAATCACAGTTGTTAAAAATTCACAATTAACATTTGGGTTATCAAGTACTACTTTATCCAATTTCTCATTTAAATTATTCTATGATAAGGAATTTAAGAATGAATATTATAGTTCTGCAGATAGTAGCAATTTTAATGTTGTAGGTCTTGGTACTATTGGTATTGGAACATCACCAGATTTGCCAGTTGTTGGTGCTTCTTTAACTGTTTCTCACACTGCTTCTGCTCCATTAAAACTCTATTATTCTTTAGAGAAAAATGGATATATTAGTACATCTGATACAGGAGTGCAAAATTACTCAGAGATAACTTTTGTTGATAGTGCATATAGTGGTGAATTTAAAGTATTTGGTATAAGTTCGGATACATTTAAGATTTCTCCTTATAAAACTCCAGAATTTTTATCATATACTGAAGATGAATGTGATAAACTTGAATATTCAACAAGGTCTACTTCTGTTACTGGATCTATTAAGGATCTTAAAGTAATATCAAAAGGATACAATTATAAGAAACTACCTAAGTTTATATCTGTTAATAGTGAAAATGGTCAAAATGCTAACTTAGTAGCAGTTTCTACATCAATCGGTAGAATCAAAGATGTTCGTATTGTTGATATTGGATATGAATATGCTTCAGACAAAACATTAAGTCCAGAAGCATTTGTTTCACCAATTATTAATCTTGATAATTTAGATGTTATTAAAAATATTAATATTGTTAATGGTGGATCTGAGTACTTAGGTGCTCCAGATTTAGTTCTGTATAACCCAGAGAAGAAGGAAATTGTTGATGAGGTATCTTTAATTGCTAAAGTTCCAAATCAAAGTATATCAGAAGTTGAATTATTTGCACCAATTAGAGGATTGCAATCAGTAACTCATAAATTACTCGCTGTTAACAACTCTAATGGTGTAGGAATTAACTCTATGACTGGTGGTGGATCAGGAATAGTTACTTGTGTTTTAGAAACACCTATCACTGGATTTGCATATCCACCTTTCGCAGCAGGTGATGAAATATTTGTAGAGGGTATACAACTTGTTGGAGAATCTGGAATAGGAACACAAGCAAATGCAAATACAGGTGTTTCAAGTGAAGGAACTGGATATAATTCCAAGGATTATGAATTCCGTTTCTTTAAGGTTCAAAGTTTTATAAATTCAAATCCTGCAGTATTAAAGTATAGTGTTGCTGGATTAACAACAAATCCAGGATTTGCAAAAACTTTCCAATCTGGATATGCAACAATAGTTAATAAAAATAATTATCCAATTCTTGATCCAATTCAAGAAAGGGGTCAATATCAAATCGGTGAAAAATTATTAGTTAATGGTGGAAGTAAATTTGAAGAAACTGATTTAGTTGTTGTTGATTCTAGAGATGATTATATTAGAGTTGATGGACTATTCCAGTTACAAAAAAATGATATAATTAAAGGTCAAGTTACTGATATTTCTGCTAGTGTAACTAGTTTTATAGAAAATAAAGCAAAATTCAATATATCATATTCAAATCGCCAAGATTATGGTTGGTTGGATAATGTAGGAAAATTAAATGATGATTATCAGGTTATTCCAGATAATGATTATTATCAAAATCTTTCATATTCTGTTAAGAGTCCTATAGAATGGGAAAAATCTGTAGATCCATTAAATCGTGTAGTTCATCCAGCAGGTCTTAAGAATTTTGCTGATGTTGGAATATCATCTAGTGTTCCTGCAGGAATATCATCTATTTACGATTCTTCTCCAATTCTTATATTGGATGTAATGAATGATGGGAACAGAGTTGATACAATTAATAATATAGATCTAACAAATGATTATGATTCACGAACTAATCCTTCAAGATCAAAGTATTTACAATTTGAAAATCTAATACTAACAGATTATACTAAGTGTAAATCAAATAGGGCATTACAACATGATGATATTAGTGGTAAATTCTCAAGCAAAGGATTGCAGGATACATTTACGGAAATTGAAGAAATTGATGGTTTATTTGCAAATTATATTGTTCAAATAGTTGATCCAGATACATTTGATACACAACTTAGTGAAGTTGTTGTATTAACTAAAACTTCTGATGCAATTCTATTTGAAAAAACATCAGACTTTACTAATAATAAATTGGGTGATTTTATCGCTGATTGTGATTTCATTAATAGAAAGACTTTAAGATTTGAACCAACAGAAAAATATGAAAAGGATCATGATATTAAAGTTATTAAAATTGATTTTAATACAGATTTAGCAACTAGTGGAACTCAATCAATAGGACATATTGATCTTAAATCTTCTAATGTGGGTATTGCAAGTACCACTGTTGGAATTAATACAACAACAATAGCACAATTCTCTGAAAATGATTTTAATGCATTACAGGCTAATATTTTAGTTCAAGATGATATTACAAGGGAAATTAATTATAGTGAAGTTATTGTTGATTTTGACGGAACAAATACTTACATAGCAGAAAATTATGTAGATACCATATCAATAAATTATAGTTCAAGTAGGTTAGGTATTATTACAGCAAGATACGAATCTGGAAATATAAAACTTGATTTTGAGAATGAAAGAGATACAAAACTTACACTTCAAGCAAATATAGTTGGTTTAGGAACAACTACAGCAGGAACCAGTGTTTATAGATATAGCCTTCCTGGACAACCAGCAGGTGCTGAAAGAAGTGCAAGATATGAATCAACTTTAGCAAGTGATCATAATCCAGGAATAGGAATAACATTCACAACTCTTGATAAAACTATTGATAGTAGTTCTAAATCTCTTATAAGAGTTTCTTGTGGACAAACATCTGCTGTTCATCAATTAATTGCATTAAGAGATGTTAATAATGTAGTTACGGTACAATATCCATTTGTATCCGCTAATTCTAGAACAGGATTGGGTACATTTGGAGGAGAAATTTCAGGAGATGATATTAATCTTAAATTCTATCCAGATTCTGAATTTGATTCATTAGTAGAAATTCAAGCATATAGTAAGATATTCTATACTGCTAGTGATTTTGAAAATACCCCACCAGATCTTGATATTGGTGCGGTTACTGAGAAATTATTCTTATCAGCATATGATGGAATGAATGGATCAAGAGCAAATAAAGTTAATTTTGATCTTAAGCATGAAGGTGTACCAATTTATAGTAAGAACTTTAATCCTTCAGATATAAATGCTGTAGGTGTTCTTCCAAATTCTTCAGGTATATGCACTATTCCAAATCATTTCTTCAATACTGGCGAAGAATTGACATACACTGCAAATTCAACATTTATTGGTGTAGGTGCAACTCCAGTATCAATTGGATCTACTGCAAATAATGCAGGTATTATAACAACGTTAATGCCATCTACAGTATATGCTAAAGTTGTTGATGAGAATAGAATACAATTATACAGTCAAAAATCATATGTATCTGGTGGATCCCCAATAACCTTTACAGGAGTTGGAGAAGGAAACGCTCATAGATTGGAAATGACCAAGAAGTTAAGTAAAACTGTTATTGGTCTTGATGGTATTATCCAACAACCAGTTACTTATACAACTATAGAACATACCTTAGATGGTGCTATTGGTGTAGGAATAACACAATTTGCTCTTAGTGGAATTAGTTCTGTTCAACCAAGAGACGTATTAAAAGTTGGATCTGAATATATGAAGGTTGAGCAAGTTGGATTTGCTAGTGTTTCTGATGGAACTATTGATGATGCAGAAAATACTGCTTTAGGAATTTCAACTATTCCTGTTGTTAGTGTTGCTAGGGGATCATTGGGAATAGGTGCAACAACTCACCAAAATGGTGCTCTTGCTAGAGTTCATAGAGGATCATTTAATATTGTTGGTAGTACAGTTTGGTTCTTAGATCCTCCTAAAGGAAATACTAGAGAAAGAAGGAGTTTAACTAATCTTCCATATGTTAAGGCAGAATTTAACGGAAGAACGTTTACTAGAAGTAATTATGATACCAATATGGTATTTGATGATATTTCAGATAGTTTCACTGGTATTGGAAGAACATATACTTTAAGTGTTGGTGGTGCTAATACAGAAACTGGTGTTGGTATTGGAAATGGTATATTATTCATTAATGGAATATTCCAAACACCATTAACTGTTAATAATACAGGAAATAATTATGAATTTGACAGTACAAGCGTAGGTATTTCTAGTGTAGTATTTACTGGAATTAGTTCTGAAAATGGAACTATGATGCAATCTGAGTTTGATATCAATCAAAACCAGTTACCAAGAGGTGGTATCATTGTATCTTTAGGATCAACTTCAGGTTTAGGGTATGCACCACTTAAGGGATCATTAGTTCAAGCATTTAAAGATACTGCTGATAATAGCCTTGATTCAATAGTTGGTATTGGAACTTCTTCAGGTGTAAGTTTAGGTATTCAAACTGCTTCATACAGTCATATAACTGGTATTATTACAGTTACAACTAATGAAGTTCATGGGTTATCTCTTGGTGAACCAAAAACTGTTAAGTTGGAGAATTTAGAATTTAAATGTTCTACAGAGCATGCAGGTGTAACAACAACTATATTCAATGATGATGATCGTGCATTATCTTTAGTTGGAATAATATCAGAAAGATCTGTTGAAGTTAAGGCTGGTGTATGTACTATTCCACACGTTTATCAAGGTGGTGGTGATTTATTTGAATTCTACAACGATTTAAATACAGGTTCTGGTTATCGTGAACCAGTGTCCATAGGTGTTAGTGATACTGAATACATTCATAAGTTTGTAGGTTCAACAAATAATTCTATTACTGCAAATACAGGTACACAATTTACACCATCAAAAGCAGTTTATAGTTCTTCAACTGGTGATTTATTATTAACAATTGGTACTCATAATTTACAAGCAGCAACTACACATACTGTAGAAAATGCATCTTATGTTGCTTCTACTGGTATTTTAACGATTACTATTACTGGTCATAATTTCTCTAATGGCAATTATGTTAAAATTAAGGACAATTCCTTAACATTCAAGTGTGCAATGGATGGAAGTACTGTAAATAAAACCTATCCAAGACCAAATGATCCAATTAGTAATAAGTGGATGGAAATATCCAACGTTGCTACTGATACATTTACTATTGATGTTGGATCATCACCTATAGTAAACTTTAATGTAACAGATGCAGATTATGATCCTGTTACAGGTCTAATGGAATTGACTATTGGATCTCATTCATTAAAACCAGGTACTAGTGTTAAACTTGCTAATGAATCTATTGGATTTAGTTGTGATGTAGATAATAATGCAACAACTAAGTTCTATCCACGTTCTACAGATCCATTCTATGATACTGCTATTAATATTGAATCTGTAACTGATACAACTATTACATTACAAGTATTAACTACAATACCTTCTACAAATACAACACAACATACATTTGTATCTGCTAATCCTAATTGTATAATCTCAGGTGGAAATTACACTCACGCATTCCAAACAAACCAATCTGTTGCTGTAGATTGCCTTAAGAAAGCAAATAATACAGTACAAATAGCAAATAATTCATTGACATTTAAGTGCTCTAGAGATAATTATCTCAGTGATCACACATATCCACGTTCTACCGACTTAGCATCTGGAAATCAGTTAGGTATAGATGCAATTTCAAGTAATTTAATTCGGGTTAATGTTGGTGCTGGTGGTGGAGGTGGAACTGGTGCAAAGGTAACTGCTAAAGTTGCAACTAATGTTCATAAATTTGTAACTGCAACTGCAGGTGCTGCATTTACTGGATCTACACAGAAAAATGTTACTGATGCTGATTATAATCCAGCAACAGGATGGATGCAGGTAACAAGTGCTTCACACGGTTTTGTTGGATGCTCCACTATTACACCAACAAATGCTTCTTATGCAAAAACAACTGGTGTTTTAACTCTTACTAAGAATGGACATGGATTTAATGTTGGAGACTATATTTTAATTGAAGATAACTCACTAACATTTACTTGCACTAAAGATGGAAATGTTTCCGAACATCCTTATCCAAGATCAACAGATTATGCTAGTGGTAAGTGGTTACAGATTACTAATAAAACTGTAAATACATTTAAAGTTAATGTTAATCCCAATCCATCTTCAGAACAATATGATCATACATTTGTTCCAGCAAGAACAATTAATGGATGTATTTTAAAATCAAATCAACTTATTGAAATAGCAACAAATTCTCTAACATTTACTTGTGAGAATGATCAACATCAAACATTACATAGTTATCCTCGTGTAACTGATCCAATTTACAATGCTGGAGTTCCTGTAGGTAAAACTGCTACTAATTGGTTTAGAATAAATGTTGGAAAATCACCTGCTGGAACTGGTGGTGCTCTAGATCTTAAGATAAATGAGGTTGGTGGTCATTATGTTAATCCAGTTATTGAAATTCCTAGCCCAAGTTATGATGATGTTCCAGTTGAAGGTATTTCTAGGTTGGGAACAGGATTAACAAAAACAACTGGTAGTAACTTATTAGTAGATTTGGAAGTAGGTGCTGCTAAGACTTCAGTTGGTATTGGGTCAACATTCTTTGAAATATCCAATTTCCAAGTTTCTAGACATGGACATTCCTTCAAGATTGGTGATAAAATTAGACCAGTAGGATTAGTTCATGATAAGAGATTACAGAAACCAATTCAAGAATTTGAATTAGAAGTTAATTCAATATTTAATGATTACTTTGCTGCTTGGCAATTTGGTGAGATAGATTTTATTGATAGTATTAAGAGTTATCAGGATGGTACTAGAACTAGATTCCCTCTATTCTTTAATGGTCAATTGTTAAGTTTCATGACTGATCCTGGAGATACAGTATCGGAACAAATTGATTTAGATGCAGTTCTATTAATATTCATAAATGGAGTTTTACAAACACCTAAAGTTGCGTATCAATTTAATGGAGGAACAACATTTAAATTTACTGAACCACCTGATGCTTCAGATAATGTTGATATATTCTTCTATATTGGTGATAGAAACGTTGATGTTGAGATTGTTGATATACAAGAATCTCTTAAAGTTGGTGATGATTTAAGGGTTTATAAATCTCCATTATTTAAAGATAGTATTACTCAAGATAGTGAAAGAGTTATAAAATCAATTCAGGGTTCTGATATTGTTGAAACCAATGTTTATACTGGAACAGGTATTAATGAAAATGATGATAAACCATTAAGATGGACAAAACAGAAAGAAGATTTATCCATTAAAGGTGATATTATTTCAAAATCTAGATCTTCTATTGAACCTCAGATATATCCAACCGCAAGGGTTATTGGTGATGTAAATACCACAACTGGTGTTGGTGTTAATGGTGGTATATTTGTTGATGATGCAGAATCATTCTATTATGAAGATTTGGCAAATCCAGCATTAGAAGGTGGTGACAGATACAATGTAACAATTAATTCGGTTGATACATTACTAATCTCTGGTGCACCTAAATCTACTGCTTCTATTAATGCTGTGGTATCTGCTGCAGGAACAGTACAAACATTGACTATAGTTGATGGTGGTAGTGGATATACTCTCGCACCTACAATTTCAATCGGTGCTCCAATCGGTGTTGGTGTTGGTACTGAAACTAGAGATCAGTTTGCTGTAGTTGGAGTTTCAACTTTTGCAACCGCAACTTGCAGTATAACCGCAGGAACTGTTACTTCTGTTAGTATAACAAATGAAGGTTTAGGTTATAGTCAATCCAATCCACCTAAAGTATCTCTTAATAATCCATCATTTAAGAATGAAAGAATACTTTCTGCAAGTAATGTTGAAGGATATACTGGAGTTATTACTAGTATAAAACAAGTATCTGGTATTGATGGGCATTCAAGAGCACTTGAATTTGGTTTTGTTGCTGATAAAGAAGCAGATAAATTAAAAGTTGGATATCCAATTTTAATTTCTAATACTAAGGTTTCATCAGCAATTACTTCTGTTGAATATACTGATAATGATGTAGTTTCAATTGGATCAACTTTCTTAGATAACATCTATAAAGTTCATGCAATATGGACAAGTGGACAGGCAGGAATAATTACTTGTAATGTATTAAGTAGTTCTAACATTGTTGGATTATTAACAACTGGATATTATAATCCAGCAGGTGCAGGTGGTGTAGGATTTACTACATCTCTTGGAAGAATTACTTGGGGTAGAATATTTGATGCTTCTAGATCAGATTCTCCAATTTCTATTGGTGTAACTGGACTAACTGTTGATTCTGGATTAAGTACATTCCCAACAATTCAAAGAAGAAATTACACTCAGACCTCAATAAAAGGATTGAGATCTACAGGTGCAATTAGAGCATTTGGTATAACAAATTAAAAAACCAAATAAAACCACTATAAATAGAGAAAAAAAGTTAAATTACAATGTCCGCAATTGTTACTGATCAATTTAGAATCCTGAATGCAAGTAATTTTGTAGAGTCAGTTGAATCTGATAACAATTCATATTATGCATTTATTGGTTTACCAAACCCTGCAGGAACTACTGGTCTTGTTGGTTATGGTAGATCTGCAAATTGGACTGCTAAAACGCCTGACCCAGAAGATAATTATTCATATTTGTCACATGTTAGTGACACTATGATGTTTGGTAAAAAGATAGGTTCAGCGAATATTAGAAGAGTTATTAGAAAAGTAGAATGGACTGCAGGAAATAGATATGAAATTTATAGAGATGATTATTCTATTACTAATAAAAGTCCAATAACACAATCTACTAGATTGTATAGTGCTAATTATTATGTAATTACCTCAGAATTTAAGGTTTACGTTTGTATTAGTAATGGTGGTTATGGATCTGATACTACTACTGCTAGAGGAAATCCATCGCAAGATGAACCAACATTTACTGATTTAGAACCTTCTAGAGCTGGTACTAGTGGTGATGGTTATATTTGGAAGTATTTGTTTACAGTATCTCCTACCGATATTATAAAATTTGATTCAACTGAATATATAACAGTTCCTAATAATTGGGCAACAAGTACCGATTCTCAAATTAGATCTGTTAGAGAAAATGGAGATTCTTCTGTAAATGAGAATCAGATTAAACATATCTATATTGAAAAAGCGGGTAAGGGATATTCTGATGGATTGGGACAAGATATTCCAATTATAGGTGATGGTACTGGTGCAAGGGCTAGAGTTGATGTAGTTAATGGTGTAATTACCAATGTTACTGTAAGTTCTGGTGGTAAAGGTTATTCATATGCTCTTGTTGATTTGGGTACATTAAGTAGTAATGTTGCTTCAACAGATAGGGCAAAACTTGTACCTATAATTCCACCATCACTTGGACATGGGTATGATCTTTATACTGAGTTAGGAACTGATAAGGTTTTGATTTATGCTAGATTTGATGATTCTACAAAAGATTTCCCAACAGATACTAAGTTTGCCCAAGTAGGTATTGTAAAAAATCCTACTAAGGTTGGAACTTCTGTTACATTTACTGATAATAGTTATTCTTCATTACAAGCATTTTTATTTTCTGAGGTAACAGGAACACCAGTAGTTGGTGAAAAAATCACACAAACTCTGACTGTTTCACCAAATATTGGAAAGATTGCTACAGGATATGTTGCATCTTATGATAAAGATACTCAAGTTTTGAAGTATTTTAGAGATAGATCTTTAAATTATACTACAACAAGAGATCAAACTGATTATACTGGTATATCAACTCAAGGTCGGATATATCAATTTGAAACTGGTACTTCATCCAATCAAGTTAAAGGTGGTGCGTTTGAAGGAACAGTTAATAGTAATTTTACTGGAATAAGCACAAATCCATCTGGAACTAAGTTAATTAATTTAGCAGTTTCTTTCTCAGCAGGGTTATCTAATTCTGAGATAAATAAAGGATCAGGGGAAGTTGTTTATCTAGATAACAGACCTTTGATCGCCCGTAATGAGCGTCAAAAAGAAGACATTAAAATCATCCTGGAATTCTAAAGAAAATGCCACAAAAGACTAACTTAAATATAAGTCCTTATTATGATGATTTTGATAAGGCAGATAATTTTTATAAGGTATTGTTTAAACCTGGATATCCAGTTCAAGCAAGAGAATTATCAGGTCTACAATCAATACTTCAGAATCAGGTAGAATCTTTCGGTTCTCATATGTTTAAAGAGGGATCAATGGTGATTCCTGGTAATGTTGAATA